GATGAGATCATGACTGCATTACAAGCTACACCAAGAAGAAAACAAGCTGAAGGCGGACTAGCCGGAATATTGAAATTATAATGAAAGTACATGAATACAATGAAATGATGGCGTACATGTTGCGACCAAGACAGAAGTTTGCAATCGGTGGCGGTATATTTGTGGGTGAAGAACTTCCAAACAATAGAGAAGGATTTAAAAGTTACACTAAAAAATTAGTTGACCAAAAATTCTTAAACAGGTCTGAAACAAATTTTGAAGATTTAACTCCAAAACAACAAAAATTATTTAAAGAAGGCAAATTATTTACTGCAAGAATAAAAAGTGTTTATGACCCTGTAACAGAAACATCTAAGTTAAAAAATGTTTTTGGAGATTCTAATATGATAGATGTTCTTTTAGGAGATGTTATTCCAGAAGATTTAACAAAGCTTCCTGATGATCTTTCACCTAGAGGAATTGCTGCTGAAAAAATAAGAAAAATGATTGTTAAAAATTATTTAGACACTCTTCCAAAAGGAGAAGTAATTAATTTAGATGCAACTGTAAAAAAATTAAATGAGATAATACAAGAAGCAACTAATGGAAAAATATCTATAACAGATAAATCAGTTTTAACGAGTGTATTAAATGATAAAAAATTAAATACAAACAAAATTAGAGCACCTAAAAATTTAAAAGAGGCAAAAGAAATTTTTTATAAAACTAAAGGAGGTTATGATGCTACTAAAGAAGAGATAGATACAAAAGCCTCTGAATTAAATAAAAAATATAAGTTAGAAGATAAAGGTATAACTTTTACAAGTAAAACAACAACAGCTGGCAAAAATGTTATGATGTTAAGATTTTCAGGAGATCCTTTTAAAGAAATAAAAAATGTCACTAAACCTTTTACAGAAGATGGAATTAAAGAATTAGAAAATATTTTAGTGCCTATAACTAAAACAAAAGAATTTAAAGATTATAGTGCAAAAGCAGGTCAGTTAGAGGGTAGTGTAAAAGCAGGTAAAACAAAATTAACTTATAATCAAGATAAACTTTTCGATTATTTATTAAATCAAGAGGGTCCTATATCAAGAGAACAAGTCATAAGAGATTTTAAAAAGTTTGGGTATGATAAAGGTATTCTTAGAAAAGCAATTGGTAATCTTCATGCAAACATGTACAGAGCATTAGATCCAGCTAATCCAAGAGGAGCAAGATTTTTAGCAGATAATTATAATTCGAATCAAATAAAAAATGTTTTGGATAAAGTAAAAAATAATTTTCCTGGAGATTTTTATAAAAGAACTTTTGAGGATTTATTGATAGATGCGTATGGAAAAGATGCAAAAAAATATAAGCCACTTGCAGATAAATTAAAAAAATTTCGTGAATTACAAAAAAAATTAAAAGACTCTGGTGTAGCTGCTGAATTTATTGCTCAATTAGATCACGTTATTCCGTTTAATTTTTTACAATTAATAAGAGAAGGAGCAAACCCTTCTGAACTATTAAGAGTAAAAGCTTATCCAGGAGAATTAAATCAAGCAAAATTTAAAGGAACATTTGACAAAAAATTATCTATAGCAAAAGAAATTTTTGATAAAACTGGAGATAGAACACTTTTAGATACTATGAATGAACTAAGAAGTTTTCTACCAGAAGATATGGGAACAGTAAGTGCTACAGGAAAAAGAGTAGTAGATTATGGTGCAAGACCATTTAATTTAAAAACAATGCTCACAGAACAACAAGCAAAATTTGGTGAGGTGTATGAAAGAACACAAAATTTTTTAAATAATCCTAAAGTAATTTCTTTACTACAAAATGCAGGAATAACATTAAGAGCAATCGGTCAATTAAAAAAGTTAAATGTTCCTGGTTTTTTAAATACTTTTAATAAAATTTTAAAAGAAAATCCTGACCTACGTGTTGAGTTAGGTGATCCGTATAAAGAAATTGAAAATCAATATGCATCAGCTTCTATGATGTCTGATGTTTCACCTGCACAAACAAAAGAACAAAACCCAAGTTTTATAGAGGAGTATCCATACCTTGTAGGAACAACTGCAGCTGCATCACCTTTGTTAACTAAAACAGGAAGAAAGATTTATGGAGGAGTTCTTAAAGGTGGACTTAAAGCTTTTGGTTCTGTTCCATCAGGACTTGGTTTTTCTGCATCACAATTCGTAGACATAAATCCTTTCTCTGATGAGTTTGGAGAATTACAGGAAGACCCTAACGTAGGTCTTGCAGGGGCAGATCTTTTATTACCTGAATTAGGAAAAAGAGTTGCGGGAAGTGGCACAGGAATTTTAGCAAGAGCTGGTAGGTTTGCATTAAATCCTTTTCAAGCTTTAGAAGGTCTTGGTAGATTTGGAAGAGCGGGAAGAATCGCTGCTATGGGTGCAAGGATACCATCATTGATGACTCCAGTTGGTTTAGGTCTAATGGGTATTGAAGGTGTAATGATGGGTGCGCGAGAACAAGAAAGAATAAACCAAATGAGAGAGACCGATCCAGAAGCATATCAAGAATATCTTGCAGATCAAGAAGACATGCTTAGAGAGTCTGCAGCTTACGGTGGAAGAATGGGTTTTGACAAAGGTGGACCATCAGATCCTAGTAAAAGAAAATTTATGAAGATTATGGGTGGACTTGCATCATTACCTATCGTTGGTAAATTTTTTAGAATAGCAGAACAAACACCCGTCGTACAAAATATATTTACAGAAATACAAAAATTAAAAAACAGTCAAACAATAATGCCTGAGTGGTTTCCAACATTCTTAGATAAATTTAGAAGAGAGGGAACAGCAGAAAATATATTTAAAAAGAAAAAAGTAGAAATTAGTAAAGCAGAATATGACAAAGCGTTTGCAGAGGGTAGAGGAGAATATCATTTTACTGATGTTGCTAGAACAAAAGAATACAAAGCCAACAATCCTGATCACATGGATTATTATAAATTAGAAGATACTGATGAACTTATAGGAACGACTTACACTAATGAAAAAGTTCCTGGTGTTAAGGTAGATGATTTTGATGGTGAGGTTGCTGTCACCTGGGAAAATGATTACTCACAACCAGTTGCAATTCAATATGTAAAACCTGGAATGCAAGGACCTGATTTAGGTAGACTAGACAAATTCGAAGCTGGATTTGCTGACAAACAACTAAAACCAGACGGAGAGTTTGCTGCTGTTGATCAAGAGGTATTTGCAACAGATCCTGATGGTGGATTTGATACAAATGCAGTTGTTGTGGAATCACTTGATGATATGATGGAAGGCACAACTCGTGTGATGGAAGAGTATGCAACAGGTAAACCTGTAAGAACACTATCTAAAGGTGAGGGTAAAGTTATAGAAGCAGAAGTAAGAGCAGAACAAGCTGCAGAGTCAGCAGCAGAAATGGCAGATGATTTCGATGACTTTTAATAAACTAGGAAAAAAATCAGGCCCACCACCAAAATCAGGGCCAACACCACAGGGGTTGAATATTAATCACAATACTGTTAAGACAGTAAAACTGGAGAAAATAAATGGCAGAAATAGACAAGTCTTTACCAAACGTAAAGCAAACAATAAACGTTCCTAGTCCTGAAGAAGTAGCAATAGATATACAGGAACAGCAACAAGAACAAGACTCACCAATTGATATCCAACCAAATGAAGATGGTAGTGTTGATATAAACTTTGATCCATCTGTTGGTAGTGAAGCACAGGGCGAAGATCATTTTGCAAATTTAGCAGAGCTGCTTCCTGAAGAAGTACTAGGTCCCATTGGACATGATTTATACGAAAAATATACAGACTACAAAGCATCTAGAAAAGATTGGGAAACTTCTTATACAAAAGGTTTAGATCTTTTAGGATTTAAATACGAAGAGAATACGGAACCATTTAAAGGTGCATCTGGTGCAGTTCACCCAGTGTTAGCAGAAGCAGTCACACAGTTTCAAGCGTTAGCTTACAAAGAATTATTACCATCACAAGGTCCAGTTAGAACACAAATTATTGGAACACCCACACCAGATAAAGAAGCGCAATCAATGCGTGTTAAAGAATTTATGAATTATCAGATTATGGGAGAGATGCAAGAATACGAATCTGAATTTGATCAGATGTTATTTTATTTACCACTTACAGGATCTACATTTAAAAAAGTTTATTACGACGAGATTATGCAGAGAGCAGTATCTAAGTTTGTTCCTGCAGATGATTTAATTGTTCCGTACACGGCTACCTCATTAGACGATGCGGAAACAATTATTCATGTAGTTAAGATGTCAGAAAACGAATTACGAAAACAACAAGTTGGTGGTTTCTATAGAGACATAGAACTAACACCTGGAAACGAAACTGAAACCGAGTCAGAGAAAAAAGAAAGAGAATTAGGCGGCATGAGCAAAGGTAGAGATCAAAGATTATTTACTTTGTTAGAGTGTCATGTAAATTTAGACATCGAAGGTTTTGAAGACATGGACACACAAGGTGAGCCTACAGGAATTAAACTGCCATACATTGTTACAATCGAAGAAGGTTCACGTGAAGTATTATCAATTAGAAGAAACTATGAAGTAGGTGATGTATCAAGAAGTAAGATACAATACTTTGTACATTTTAAATTTTTACCTGGTCTAGGATTTTATGGTTTTGGTTTGATTCACATGATTGGTGGATTATCAAGATCAGCAACTGCAGCTTTACGATCGCTCCTTGACGCCGGAACCCTGTCTAATTTACCAGCAGGATTCAAGATGCGTGGTATCAAGATGCGAGACGAAGCACAACCGATTCAACCCGGAGAGTTTAGAGATGTAGATGCACCTGGAGGAAATTTACGAGATGCATTTATGCCTTTACCTTTCAAAGAACCATCAGGCACATTATTAAATTTAATGGGTGTCGTGGTACAAGCAGGACAAAGATTTGCATCCATAGCGGACTTGCAAGTGGGAGAGGGTAACCAACAAGCAGCGGTTGGAACAACTGTTGCACTCTTAGAACGTGGATCTAGAACAATGTCAGCGATTCATAAAAGATTATATGCTTCTATGAAACGTGAGTTTGGTTTAATGGCGAGAGTTTTTAAACTTTACTTACCTCCAGTTTATCCGTATGATGTTGTTGGCGGTCAAAGGCAAATCAA